ATGGGACTTTCCTGAGTTGCGTAAAATAGCTATGGAAGAATATAAGTATTGGGAACCAGAATGTGTCTTGATTGAGGCGAAAGCATCAGGTATGCCATTAACCCATGAACTACGGCAAATGGGCATTCCCATACAAAATTATAGTCCAAGCAGAGGCAACGATAAATTCAGTCGTGTTAATTCAGTTGCACCATTACTTGAAAGTGGGTTAGTATGGTCACCAGATACTCGTTGGGCTGAAGAAGTTATTGAAGAATGTGCAAAGTTTCCAGCAGGAGAGCACGACGATTTTGTTGATACAGTAACACAAGCTTTACGAAGATTTAGAGAGGGTGGATTTATTACACACCCAGAGGATGAGATATATGAGTATGATGGTCCGGGAAGAAGTAATGTATATTACGGTTGANACNAAACCNAAAGAATTATNNGATGANATGNATTTANTGTANNGTNTGTGGNAANAAGAAGACCCAANNTACGTTCCACCNAGTTCTAGCCAAACAAGAGAATTTGTGGCACAATTAATGAGAGACAAGTTTTATGTTGTCTCGGGAGATAACAATGGCTGAACCAAAAAACCCTTATAATAATATTGAAAAGGAGATGACTTTAATAGACAATCCTATATTAGAAGAGGAAGCATTAGCCGTTGAACTTGAAGAACCNGAGATAGAAGAAGGTATGGAAATTACGGAACTTGAAGATGGTTCCGTGGAACTTGGACCTCAAGAAGAAGAACCAGTTGANACAGATTTTATGGCTAATTTAGCTGAAACATTAGAAGATGATGAGTTAGCTGGAGTCAGTGCTTATGTATTAGAAAAAGTAGACGAAGATAAAAGTTCAAGAAAAGAATGGTTAGATACTTATAGTGAAGGGTTAAATTTACTTGGGCTAAAATATGAAAGTCGTACAGAACCATTTGATGGAGCAACTGGGGTAGTACACCCAATGTTAAATGAAGCTGTAACACAGTTNCAAAGTCAAGCTTATAAAGAACTTCTTCCAGCGAAAGGTCCAGTACGCACACAAGTGATGGGAGCAACAAGCCCAGATTTAGAAAAACAAGCAGAACGTGTACAAGATTATATGAANTACACAATTATGCACACCATGAAAGAGTATGAAACTGAGTTTGACCAGATGTTATATTACTTGGGACTTGGTGGTAGTGCTTTTAAAAAGGTTTATGTAGATCCACAGTTTGGAAGACAAGTAAGTAAATTTGTTGAAGCTAAAGATATGCTAATACCTTACAACGCAACTGATTTAGATTCAGCAGATAGGGTCACACAAATTATAAATATGTCACCAAATGAGTTGCGTAAGCTACAAGTTAATAAATTTTACAGAGATATAGAGATACAATCAGGTAGACCAGACAAAGATGATGTAGATGATACAAAAGAATCTATAACTGGAGTATATGCCCAAGGAGATTACGAAGAAATACAACTTTTTGAGTGTCATTGTTACTTAGATTTAGAAAAATATGCTGATAAAAACGAAAAAGGTGAAGAAACTGGCATAAAATTACCTTATATCGTGACGGTTAACGCAGAAAATGGCGAAGTTTTGTCTATTTATAGAAATTATGACCCAAATGACGCATTTAAAAACAAAAAACAGTATTTTGTTCACTATATTTTTACTCCAGGACTAGGTTTTTATGGTAATGGACTCATACATTTGCTTGGTAACCTATCAAGAGCGGCGACAGCTAACCTAAGACAGCTAATTGACTCAGGAACTTTGGCAAATATGCCATCTGGTTTTAAAGCTAGGGGATTACGAATTAAAAATGATGATGAACCAATACGTCCAGGAGAGTGGCGTGATGTTGATGTAGTTGGTGACCAATTAAAAAACTCATTTTTTAACCTCCCCTACACAGAACCGAGTGGCACATTGTTTCAGTTGCTCGGTTTTGTGGTTCAAGCGGCTCAAAAGTTTGTTGGAACAACAGATATGGGTACTGGCAATATAAATAATCAAGAGATGCCAGTTGGTACAACAATAGCTTTATTAGAACGTGGTAGTAGAATCATAAGTGCTGTTCATAAACGCTTGTATAATAGTATGAAGCAAGAGTTTAAATTAATAGCAGATTTAATATCGCAAGAAGGTGGGAGTTACCCTTACTCAGAGGAAGGTGATAAAACAACAGACTTTGATGAGCGTATAGATATTATACCAGTAGCTAATCCAAACATATTTAGCATGTCACAACGTATTAGTCTAGCTCAAGAGCAGTTGAAGTTAGCAAGTAGTAAACCCGAGATGCACAATTTGTACGAAGCATATAGAAGAGTGTATAATAGTTTGGGTGTAGACAATGTTGAGCAATTACTACCACCTCCACCACAACCAAAACCCATGAATGCAGTAATTGAAAATGGTAAGATTATGTCTGTTTTAGGTGGTCAAATGCAATTACAAGCTTTTCCTGATCAAGACCATGATGCACATATATCGACACATCTAAGCTATATGTCTAGTCAAGTTGTTCGTGCTAATCCTGCAATGATAAATATTTTACAACAACATATTTTTGAACACCTAAGTTTAAAAGCTGGACTACAAGTACAGATGGAAGCACAACAGCAACAAATGGATCCAAATACAGCACAAGCAAGATTAGCACAAATAGAAGCAGAACTTACTGCTCAGTACTTTGAACAAGAAGCCCAAATACTAGGGGCAGGACAATCAGACCCACTTGTTGATTTAAAAGCAAGAGAGTTACAACTCAAAGAACAACAGCAGATGCAAGACGCACAAAATGATGCTCAGCAACTAGAACTTAACAAACAAAAACTACAAGCAAATACTTTGATACAAAAAGACCGTATTGATACCACAGAAGATATAGCAAATATGAGAGCACAAAATGCTAGGTTTATAGTTAGTCAAAGGAATAAGGGATGAGTGAAATATTCGGCACAGCCGATGATTATGGTACTGGTATAGAGAGTTTAGCTAGAGCACAGTCAGACCCTACTTTTACTGGTGATTCTGAACCTCTTTTCTACCCTGGAACTAATATACTAAGAAAACCAAAGCCTCCACCAAAATTAGTTGAGTATACTTTGCCACAAGTGCTTGGTGGTCTTAGTAGTTTTGTTGGATATGATAGAAAAAAAGGTATTGGAGAAAACATCGCTGATATGATTACTCCTGGACGTAAATCACCTTTAGGAGTATTAAGTTTGTTTGCTCCAGAAAAAGTTGCACCACAGATATCTTTATTAAATAGTGCCATAGGTGCTTATCTTAATGCACAAAGAAACGTAAACCTACAAGAACAAGAAGCAGAAAAAGATANAANANNAACAAGAGAAGAACAAATTCGTGGAAGTNTAACACCNACTTATGATGANTTTGGTAATCCTAGTTTCGGGGCATCACCTGAAGTAAAGGTTGAAAAACTTAATCCTTTTGGNGAGGGTGACTTTCCTACAGTAAAAGGAGCTTATAGTCAGCCNCAATTTAATTTTGATCCTAATGTTAATGTCGCACCAATGGATGAATTTGGTTTTGATGCTATGGGAATGAGAAACCAAAGATATGCTTTTGATATGCTTGACCCAGCTTTTGANGCAAGGGACTTTGATGCTGGAGGTACTTTTTCTTCATTAGGTTTAGATAGAAGTGGCAATATCAGACGCGAAGTAGACGCAGAGGGTAATGTAAAATTAATAGACGTAGGTATTTAAAAAGGAGANNAAAATGAGTAGAANAAAACAAATAGAATCTTTATTAGAAGGGTTAGATCCTGGAAGTGAAAAGTATGAGGAACTTAAAGAACTTATCGATGCTGAAAATTTTCAATCTGGAAATTTAANTNANGANGAAATAGANATGTTNAAAGACATNAAGATGATGGGTGGTATGGCTGGANGTAATATGGTCAGACCAACTAATAATCAAGTAAGAAAATTTGCTGGAGGTGGAGCACTCATTNNNANAAATGAAAGCCAGAGATAATCGTGCCGATATGGAAGCAGGAGGCATGGTGAGTCGTGGTGGTAGAATGTCCAAGCAAGGTATTAAGTTTAGAGGGGTTAAGTGAAACCAGCATTTGTGTTAATGTGTTATTTATCAGGAGCTCCTGCTGGAGTTTTACATTTTGAAAACGTAAACACTTGTGGTTATTTTAAAAAACATCTTAACGAACAGTATGTTGTCATTGGTGAAGATCAAAAAAGATACTCATGCTTTTGTAAATTAGTTAAGGTAGATGAAAAAAGAGTGAGGCTTTGGTAATGTTACAAGCAC